TTTTTACATTGTCTACATTGTCTACATTGTCTACATTGTCTACATTGTCTACATTGTCTACATTGTCTACATTGTCTACATTTTTTTTTTTTGAAATAACGTTTGCTTTATAATTCATATTATTTGATAATATTTTTTATTTTTAAATATTAATTATTAATTATTAAATAAATATATATATATATATATATAAATGTATGATAAACAAAAACTAGATTTACTTAAACAATCATTAATTGAATCTCATCATAATAATGCCTTTCTTATGGGTTTAATATCTTCCGGTTTGGCAAGTATAGGTCTTGCGACAAATTCCGCAACTACAATATTGGGTTCTATGTTACTTAGTCCTATAGGGGCATTAATTACAAAAAATATTATTTATTCTTTTCTTATAAAACAAAATTACAAATTAGATATTAAATATAAGAAATGGTTTTTACAAGTATGTATGGTATTATTATTAACTCTTTTATTATCTTATATATTCGGAAAAATATTTCAAAAAATTAAAAACCCATTTACTGATGAAAAACTTACTAAAGATTGGCCTACCAATGAAATGAAAGAAAGAGCGAATCCAATTAATGCCATTTATATGGTTTTTATTGCATTATTATGTGGTGTTGCTCTTCCTATTGCTTTATTACATAATTCTGGGATTAAGTTAGTTGCTATTGGTATTGCGACTGCTTTAATTCCACCAATAGCCAATATAGGATTATCATTTTCACTTAAAAAAAATGAAAAAAATAAAGAATTTAAAAAAAGGGCAGTAATTACTGGTTTATCAATATTTATAATAAACTGTGTATTATTATGGTTGCCATCTAAATTTATGCTTAAAGAAATAACAAAGAAAAATAATATTTTTAAATTTATAGAAAATGTATTCATTTTCCCTCAAATATTATTTAAATTAAATAAATATAAATATTTTATTGATGCTGATAAAGATGGAGATGGTAAAATAGATTATAAAGAATTTAGTAAATACCATAAAAAACATAAATCAATTAAATCTGAACAAAAAATAAAAACTTATTTTAAAAGTTTAGATAAAAATGATACAGGAGATCTAAGTATAAGAGAATTTTTAGAAATTAAAAAAGAATAATAATTTAAGTAATAAAAATTTTTTTATAAATAATCAACCAATAATCTAACACCAAAACCAGTAGAAGTATCTTTATTTTTTTCAGGTCCCGCTATATCCATATGTATCCAATCTTGTCCTTCTTCTACAAAATTAGATAAAAATGCCCCTGCGTATATAATACCATTTTTATATTTATAATTATAATTCTTTACATCTGCTATTTCAGATTTAGTCTGTTCCACATTTTCCGGATATAAAGGTAATTCTACTAATCTCTCATTTACCTTTTCACCCATTTTAAGTAATTCACTGTTTTTCTTTATATTATTTCCCATTATTGAAGCAAATAAACCCTCACTTAATGAATCTTGTTGTCCAGTTAATCCCGCAATATCCATAATTAACTTAGGTTTGAATGTATGCGCGTAAGCAATAGCGTCCGCCATAACTAATCTCCCCTCCGCATCTGTATCTACTATTTCCACCGTTTTACCAGAATAAGATTTTACTATATCTCCAGGTCTAGACGCAAATTTACCAGGCATATTTTCAGCAATAGCAAGTAAACCTATCACATTCTTATTAGAACCCATTTTACTTAAATGATTTATGGCACCTAAAATAGTTGCGGCACCTAACATATCCGTTTTCATATCTATCATATCCCGTGGTCTCTTTATTGATGTTCCTCCACTATCAAATGTTATACCCTTACCTACTAAAACAACAGGTTTTTCCTTTTTTGATATAGTTAAACATTTTTTAGGTTGGATTTTAACTAAATAACCACTATACCTACTACCCTGTGATACGGATAATAAAGTATTCATACCCATTTTTCTTAGTGTTTTATGTCCTAATATAGTAACATTGAAACCAGATATTTTACCTAAATTAGTTATTATTTTTACAAACTTAGGAGGAGTTAAAATATTTCCTGGCAAGTTCCCTAAATCTTTTACTAAATTAACTGAACCGGATAAAATTACACATTCATTCAACTTCTTAATATGGTTTTCAGAAACAAACACTAAACTTTTAAAACTTTTTAAACTTTTTAGAAAAAAGTTTAGATCAAAAACCCCCTGTTTTATTAAACTTTTTTTATTAGTTTTTTTATTCGTTTTTTTATTACTTTTTTTATTATTTTTATTATTTTTATTATTTTTATTACTTTTTTTATTAGTATTTTTATTACCTTTTTTATTACCTTTTTTATTACTATTTTTATTACTATTTTTATTACCTTTTTTATTAGTTTTTTTATTAGTCAAGTTGTTTTTTTGATCTAAACTTTTTTCTAAAAAGTTTTTTTGGTCATAATGAGTTGCCAATAATAAAAACATTTGATCTTTTAAAAACTCCAATTCCCCTACTGCTAAATAATATATTATTCTTTCTTTATCAATATTATTCAGTAAAATACCTAAATGACTTATAATTTTACCTAACTTATCTATATTTATTTTTGCCTTTTCACCTAAACCTAATAATACTACAATCTCATTACCATTATAAAATTGGATTATTTCCTTATTTTTACCATTAAAATCATTATAAACACTTTTTGGACACTTTATATTATATTTTTTAAGATTTGCTTCTAAATGACTTTCTTTAAATAAAAGGAATACCTTGATATTCTTATTATCCTTTTTAATATAAGTTTTTTTTACCTGTATATCCATTATATCTATATACTATAAACACAGTTAAAAAAATATAAAATATAAAAATATAAAATATAAAAATATAAAATATAAAAATATATAATATAAAAATGTATAAAATATAAAAAATATAAATAAAAAATTATTCTAAATTAATTTCATAATCATTCTCTTTTAATTCTTCCGCATTTAAATTTTCTATACCTGTTTTTTCTGTATATATATCATTATTATCCAATACTATATCTGTATCAATATCAGTATCAATATCTCCGTCATTTGTATCTTCTTCTAATACTAAATCTTCTTCCCCTAATTCTTCTGTTTTCAAATTACTTATTTCTTCTAAAACTAAATCTTCATTTAATTCTTCGGATTCTTCTGAATCATTCGAATCTTCTAAATCATCTAATCCTTCCGGTAACATATCTTCAAAGTTTTGATTCATAAATTCTTCTGGTAATTGTTTTTGAAAAGAAGAAAAATCTTGTAATAAATCGTCTTCATCATCATCTTCGTCTTCGTCTTTCCATTTTTGCCAATCTATTCTAATATTATTCTGTTTATTTTTAGTGAGTTTCTGCCAGAATAATTGTTTCCCTTTCATTACAACTAATTCAATACAATTCTGTTTTATTATCCAATTACTTTTTTCATTTACTATATCACTATTAAAATCTATTACTATATCATATTCTCTATTTCCACTAGTCCCAACTAATCTAACATTATTAGTATTAAATGTAATATCATGGTTTTTAAAATTATTTATTTCAATAGTAATAAACAGATTGGCTCTGTCTTGAGCCCAAAGAATTGACGGATTATTATTCATATTCTATAGTATGGTTATTATATTTTTAAGTTATTTATTAAACTTACTTTTACTTAAACATTATCAAAAAATATATCAATATGGGTAATTCCCTAAAATCAAATACTAAATGTTATATTCTCGATGACTATGATAAAAAACACACTTTTAATATAGATACTTTCAAAGTTCACCATAAAGAAGTATTTATTTTTTTCAAAATCAAACCATTCTATTCTAATGGAATACAACTTTTTATATACCAAGAAAAAAGAAATAGTCCAACAGAATATATAGTTAATCTAGAAACGACATTTGAAGATAAAGAAAAACTAATTTATAATAAATTCGGAGATAAAGAATATTATGAATATATAGAAATATTTCCAGATAATATAAAAGTTAGTATAAGACTAACTATGGATTATAAAATAAGTTTAGTTGTTTTCAAATTCTTATCCAAAAATTTATATAAATTTAATTAAAAATTGAAAATATTATATAAAATTATTATAATAAATGAATTCATCTCAAATCCATGATTTAATTAAACAAAAAAAAGATTTACAATCTGAAATTATTGCTACTAGACAAAAATTAAGTAACTTAGAACAACAAAAAACTAAAATTAATGAAACATTATTCAATAATTGCGACCATAATTGGAAAGATGAAGGTAGATTTCATCATTATGATAATGTTTCTTATATTTGTTTGATTTGTGGTCTTGAAAAATAATATTTTTTGTAAAAAAAATTGAATATTAAAAATCTGTTATAGAAAATTAACAACATTAATACAACAATGGGAGCATTTATGTCATATATTAAGTATATTCTCACACCGGACTTTTGTTCGACTGGAGACTTTGAAAATGTTAAATCAAGAGAGGAATTCCTTGAAAAACTGGGAAATATTACCAAAGAACAACTGACTGCAGCACTTCTGCTTTGTGACCTTGATGAGATTAAGGGCAAAATGGTAGACTACCTTATCAAGTATATTGATACTGATAAGCTGGTAGAAGGTTCGCATAGTGATTCTTGGGAAGCAACTGTTTCACAAGAAATGGACGATACCCAGAAAAGAGCATTCTACAGATCAAAGGTTGACGATATTCTATCAGTCAGCCAGATTGAAAAGAATGACACAACACTTGGTACATACCTTAAGAAAGTCATTTCGAATTTCCTTATGGGAGAACTAGGTGGATTTCTGATTGCTGATAAGCGTTCTGACCTATCAAAAACAGCCATATCACGCCTTAAGACAGTGAAGAGACTTCGTATGAAGCACTTCCTTTCGCAAGTTGTGAAATCGGGTGTTGTATTCTGTCCAGAACACGACCAAGCCGCAATCACTGACATTGAAGGTATGAGTGTTCATACATTCGATGAGACTATTCACGAAGGAAACATGTCGAAGAAGTTTTACTATCCTTCGACATACCAAGTGTCTGAGCTAACACCCGAAGAGGTTACGGCTTATATGACGGAAGTAGAAAAGGACACAAAAGACTTCGAGAAATACCAAGACAGGTTCGGAGTTCTTTACGTTCAAGGACCTGAAGGTTCGGGACTTTTTGAGAATGGATACCACGTTATTTGTGTCCACCTCAAGAGTATTGCTACCAAGAAAGACTTTGTAAAGAATGGACCGGAATATGCGTTCATTAAGTCAGTTATTAACAGTTTCGAAGGGAATGTTATGCTGATGGGCGATTTCAACGCACCTGTCTTCGAAGAAGGTATTGGTCCATTTGGTCTTAAGGAA